CCGGGCATGATATTTTTAGAACTTGGGGAGTCAATTGACTGAGGAAAAATTCACGACGCCGCCCCCCATGGCAGGGCGGCGCAGAAAAGCGTTGGTCCAGGACGCGGTGGTGTCCAACAATTTGGGTGTTGGATGCCCGTTGGACGATACAAGCCGTCTCAACAATTTCGGTGTTTGAGTGCCGCAATACAATTAGGGTAGATTACTTGTTCCGTTTCTTGGCGGGGCAACCCACTGAGTGTTGGCCTCCACGCTCGAAGCATTTGTTGCACTTACGCTTAGGGCAGTCGCCCGTGGCTAGGTGGCCGTCCTTGCCGCAGCGCCCACACATGTTGGCCGCCGCCATCATTGGGCAGGCGGCATTCCAATGATTATCAGGCTTGTTCTCCATCTCGACGCACCACCGACAGGGGTCTGTCGGGGGAACGTATTTGGCCCCGTGGTCACTCCCGGGGAGGTCTGGAAGGGGCCGCATGGGTAGTTGGTCATCTTCCTCGAAGGGGGTGGTGCCAGCGTGCAACACACCGGCGACAATAGCGTCCTCCTTCGGTGGCCGCGGGTCCGCCTCGAAAATCAAGGGTGGCCCAAGGAGCACGCGCTCGGCAACGAGGTTGGTCTTATCGGGATCGTAACTGTTGGCCAAGTCATTGCGTATGGTGCGCGTCCATGCTAGGACCAAATCAAGGCGATAGCCAGGGAGCCATTCCTCGACCATGTCTTCCATCCAGTCGGCTTCCTCATTTGGGAATTGGACCGAACGTTCCTCGCGGCCGTACCAACTGTTCAATTCGCGGTATTTGCCATTGGGCGTGAGCACACTCGTTACTGCACGGCAAATGATGGACAACAACGGGGTGTTGGGGTCTGTCAGGACGTAGTTTCCCGCTTTCTCAGCCAACTTGCGCAATCGCGTAACGCCCGGGGGCATGTTGCAACTCACATGCCACTTAGCGAGAGCCCGCCGCACGTCAGCCATGCTATTCGCATCGCCGTGCCAGACGCCGGGGCCGAAAAACCGATTGAGGAAATTGACGCCAGGCTGGCCACGTTGCACTACTTGGACCTCCAGGACCTGTCCAGCCTCGCCGAAGACCTTAGTGACATGGGCGGTATCGGCGGTCACGTCGCCCGTGCCAACGAGCACGCCATCGTCTCCCCCATATACGCCAAGATTAGCGTAAGCGTCATCGGGGGTTTGGTTCAGGCGTCGGAGTCTCACATAATCTAGGAAGGCGTGGTCGTCCGTGTTCATGGCCGTAGTGTCTTCCTTGCCCGACAGTTGGGCATCGTAGGTATCGTAGGCCATACCGAACGTCGTACGGCCACGCATATGGTGGCTGCGACGCAACGCTTCGAGTATGCGCGGGTGGTGGGATGTGGGGTAAGCCGCAAGGATGAAGCGCATACGTTTATAACGCAGAACCACGCTAACGCGCCCGTCCCATTTATCGGCGTCGTCCATGATGAGACTGGGCGCACCCTTGGCCAATTCTACAATGCGTGTGGCTATCGCGAGAGGCGTCATGCCCGGCGCGTACGTGTGTTTGGTATGCTCGGCGGACATTAGGTAGTCGTGTAATGGGTACATGTATGAGGCAAATACATAGATGTCCGTCTCAGGTACTGTTTTTATATCCCGCGGGGGGCTGGGCTTGGGGTATGTCTCATTCTTCTGGAATGACGACAGGGGCCCGGTGCCCACAACCGTGGCTACGGCTGTTGCGCGGTCGAGGATCGCGCGCTGAGACGGGCGCTGGCGCCTGGCGTAGATCTCATCTACGTCACAGGGCGCGAGGCTGCCCTGGATGCCGTCTGAAACGTCGCGGAGTCGCAGGAGAA